CAAGAACGCTTTTCGGAGACTCGGCTCCAACCGGTCGGCTAGGTACTGCAGGCGACGCTGGGCGCGTTCGGCGGGGGTCATGCCGCCTGCGCCTCGTCATCCTCCTCGTCGTCACCCGCCGGCTGCTGGTCCCGCACCCGTTCCGCGTTGACCGCGTCCAACGCCTCCGCTTCCGCCAGCAGTCGCGCGGTCAGCCCGTCGGTGTCGAGATCATCGGGCAGCGTGCCGGCGCGCATGTAGTGCAGCCACGAATCGACATCCAGCCGCCCATTCAGCACGCCCTGCCACAGCAGCGCCGCGATCTGCGGGTCGACGTCCGGCGCCGGCGTGGCGGGGTGCATTTGGATGGACGGGGCTGACGCCTCGCGATGCAGCGCGTGGAACATCAGCGCCTGCTCGAGCGCGTCATGCACGGCCCGGGCGATCGACGCGTGCGTGGCGTGCTCGGCGGACAGGTCGAGCTGACGCCCTGCCGCTGTTTCCGTCCCTTGCTGGCGGTCCTTGCCGATGAAGGACATGCCGAGCGCCGCGATCTGCCGCACGATCTCGTCGCGCTCTTCTTTCGAGGAGTTGAGCGCGTCCGCCGGCGCCACGATGTACCCGGCCTTGGCGTCGCTGTTGTTCGAGCGAATGAGGCTGTTCGGGCCCACGCGGATCGGCTTTTCCTGCCCGTGCTCGTCCCGCTCGGTCTGGATGCCGAACAGGTATAGCGTGGGGGCATGGGTGTGCTTGATGAGATACCGCCGGTCGGCGGTGAGCTGGTAATGATCGAGGTTCAGCTCGCACACCCCCATGGCCGGCGGTTCCGCCACGAACGGAGCGAGTGGACGCTTCGGGTAGCAGACGGCCAGCGGGATCGCCGGGAGCGGACGGCGGTTGGCGCCGGTCATGACGCCCTGATCCACCATCGCGAAATACTCGCCCGCGGCGCCTTCGCTCTTCCGCTTCTCCCACACCGCGAACGTGACGCCGGTGTCGGTGAGCCGGAGCACCCGATACCGCTCCCGGGCCACCACCCCGAAGTCGCCGTTCTCCACATCCGTCGGCTCGTACAGCACGACCTGCCGCATGATCTGCTGGCTGGCCAACACGCCCACCTGCGTGTCGGTGAGCTGGCCGGCCTGATACGCGCTCATCAGCGCCGGCCAGTTCGGCGCCTCCACGATCCACGACACGATCTGGTCGGCCGTGATGAGCACCCAGTACGGCCGGAGCCCCATCCGCTGCTCGTTTTCCAGCGTGAGGCGCATCCCCTCGGGGACGGGGGGACAGTCGACGAGGATGGCCGCAAACCCGCCGACCAACGCCTCCTCGGTGAGGTCCCGGACGAACACGTCCCCGTGCCGCCCGCGCCGGTCAATGTCCTCCCAGTCGGCCACGAGGCGCGCGTCCGTGCCTTCGGCGAGCGTGGGCGGTGTGCCGGCCACCATGCCCACGAGTGCCTCGAGCGTCCGCGCATAGTACCGCGTCACCTGGGCGATGCTCGAGCGGAGCTTGTAGAACCCCATCTTTTCGTCCGGCCACTTCGGGAGCGCGTCGGTGCCGAGCGCGCGGACGGCCCGGGTGCCCTGCATCATCGCCCGCGAGAGGCGACGGACGGGCGCGAGGTCCACGTATTCCGGGCGCCGATAGTCGGGGCGGTTGACGGCCGGCGCATTGCCGGGGATCTGCTGCAGCGTGTCAGGCATGGTCAGCCGATGTCGAAGGAGGAGACGGTGGCGGTGTTGGGAACCGCGAGCACGCGGTAGCGCGATTCGTCGCCGATGTGGTCTTCGGCGCTCGTGTCGATGTCGTCGGGCTTCTTGTCGTCGCGCGGCAGCAGCGGCACCGTGCGAATGAACTGACGGCACGTGTCGAATACCCACAGGCCGGGCAACTCAGGCGCCGGACACGCGGACGCGGCGAACATTTCGCGGATCCGCTCCCATCCGTTTTTCCGGCTGCCTGGCTTCTTGTCAGCCTCCTCCCACAGCACGCCGTGCTCCCGCATCGTGTCCGCGATAGAGCGCGAGCCGGTGTCGGTGACGTCGTAAATGCTGGAGTCGGCCGGGCCAGGCTGGACCCGCATGGGCAAGTCTTCGCCTCGTGGCCCGCGTGCGATGAACGCGGACTCGCGCTCTCTGATCCCCTTGGCGACGGCGGAGCTAGGGATCTTGATCCCCGTATTGGGCGTCCCGTTCCACCCGTACCATTCGGCGATGCGGAGGAGTGAGCCGCGGGGGAACGTGCGATACACACCGGGCGCCACCTCCACGCGGCTTCCGTCGCTCTCCGCCCACCAGCCGACCGAAAAGGGCTTCGACGAACCCCAGTCGAAGGCGCGATCGACGCGCCAGCTCGCCGGAATCCGGAACGGCTTGAGCACGTGATACCGCGCGTCCCACACGTCGTCGAAGAAGCCGCCGGCGACGACATCCCATGAGCCCCCGAACCACGCCTTGCGGCGGTTGGCATCGAGGTCGCCCGCAAGGCGCGCCGGATAGCCGGGATCCGCGGCCAGAAGCGTCGTGTTCTCGGACCAATGCCCGTGGATACGCACCCGCTCGTTGCCGGCGTCGTCGCGGATAATGGCCCCCGCTGGCGCCGGGTCCACGAACCGCGCTTTCACCGCATGGTGCCCGATCCCGAACGGGTTGGCGGTCGCGCGATACTTGCGCGGCATACCCGGCCGCGACGACCGGTGACACGCCTTCATCGCGTCGTAGCACGACAGGTCTGGCCAGTTCGTGAGCTCCTCGAACCCGATCCACGGGTACTCGTGGCCGTGGTAGTTCCAGTAATCATCCGGCGAGGCCATGTGCCGCAGCAGCAGCTCTTCCCCATCCGGAAACTTCCACGTGTACGATCCCTCGTTGAATCGCGCGTCGGGGAACACGAGCCGGAATATCCGCTTGCTCTTGCTCACCACGTCCGCCAGCTGCGGGTAGCTCTGGCGGAACAGGATGCCGCGCCACGCCGGCCCGAACCCTTGGCCGACGTGCTGCGCGAAGTCGACGAGCAGCGCGTCCGTCTTGCCCGGGCCTCGGGTGCCCTCGTACAGGCACTCGGTGACCGGGCAGGCGAGGAACAGCGTCTGCGAGCCGGGGTGCGGCTGCCACGCAATGGACGCCGCGGCGGCGATGGCCACCACGTCAACCCACCCCATGCGCCTCAGCCAGCGCGCGCTTTTTCTCCTCGAGCGCGGTCTGCTGCGATTGGGTGGCCAGCGCCCACGTGCCGGCGTCCGGGGCCATGGGGACCATGAGGACCGACCGGGGCACGTCCTTGCCCTCCCCGTCCGTCTCGGTGATCTGCGCTCAATGGGCGTCTTGCTGGGATCGTCCGCGATCTCGGCGAGGATGTGCAGCCGGGCGTCGAGCGACTCGCGCATGGCGGCGCGGATCGCCGACGGCGGGCGGCCGGCGTTGGGGGCGCCTGGTGCCGGACCACGCCCGGGGCCGCGCAGCCTCGGATCAGCCGCCACGCCACGCAGGCGAGGCGACTTGCTAGGCGACTTTTCCACATCTCGCGGTTTACGCGGCATGGTCACAATCCTCGCGCGAAGGCAGCGTCATCGTTAGTTGGTCGGGGTGCGGCCGGGGGCCACGGTGGGCCTTGTGGGTGGCGGGGCGGGGCGTCGACCCAACGGGCAGCCGATACGCCCGTGGCCCAGCGACGTACTCCCCCGGGGTGCCCTTGGTGGCCAGCACCACGGGGTCGAGATACCGGGCGGCCACCAAGGCTCTGAGGGCGCGACGCATGGTGCGGACCTTGAGGCCGAGAGCCAGCGCCGTCGGCCGGATCTTGATGACCTGGGGTTCTCGGAGGTCATAGCTCCCGGTCAGGTACCACCAGAGGAACTTGACGGCCACGCGGTGGCGGAGGGCCTTGAGGCGGATCACGCGGGTGATGGTCATGCGGCCAGTCTCCGGATCTCGACGAGGACGTGGGGGTCCCCGTGGGTGCGGGTGCCGGCCCACGCAACGAACTGGCGGTCGTTCTCGATCACCCCCGCCTTCTGCAGCGCGTCCCACACGCCGGACTGAACGTTTGGTGGACCGTGATGTGCAGCGGTCCGGACAAGGCGGGGATCTGGTACTGCGCGAACTGGCGGGCCAGCACAGGCACCACCCGGTCGTACCAGCTGGTGATGGCCTTGCCTGGGCGCACTACGGGCACCAGCCGCCCGCCTTTCCCCCGGGCGAGCGTGGCGGCCTGGTGGTTCTTGGCGCTGACCGGCTGACCGGGGCAGCGAAGGCGGATGGTCAGCATGGGGTGCCCGCCTGCATTTCGCGAATTATGGCAATTTCGCCGTGTTTTTCGGGGGGGCCTTTTACCCCCTCCCTACGCGTACGCGCGTACGCAGTAGATAGAAAGAGAGAGAGAGAAGTGTTGTTATAATTGCTACAATACTGGTATGTATACACTTAGGCCGCCTCCTCGGTTGACGCATTTGCCATAATTCGGAGCACTCGGGTGGGGCGCCCGGCGCCGGTGTGTGATCGGACGGTCCATTCCGCGTGACCGCTTTCCAGGGCCCACGTGATCACCTCGTCGCGGTCACGGCGGGCGACCCCGCTAAACAGCGCACTCCGGCGGATCTCGCGGTCCGTGATCCCGCGGTCGCCAGCGGCCCTGACGGCCGCCAGGAACGACTTTCGGAGCAGGGCGAGGGGTGAGTCCGCCATGCGGTCTTGGACGGCCGGGATGAGGCGGGCGAGCAGCGTTCTTGCCACCTCAATCCCCCACGCGGCATGGCTGGGGGTGACCCGGTGCCCGGCCGGGTCCTCGGCCAGCGCGGCGATAAGGGCGAGGCGCATGCTCTGCTCGGCCGCCCGCATGGGGAGCTCGCCCAAGGATTCGGCCTCGAGGGCGTCGGCCTCCTTGTTGCAGTCCCGCCGCCACGCGACGAACAAGGCGTGGGCGTCGGCGGTCAGGGTGAGGCGCCGGGGGTCGGGGATCGACTCGGCCCGGGTGAGCAGGTCGAGGTCCCCGCGCTGGGCGAGCAGGTGGCTGCCCCAGTTCACCACCTCCGCCGGCACGGGGTCCATGGAGGGGAGCACGAAGTCGCCGCGGGCCACGGCGGGCTCGATCACCAGAAAGCGGTTGAGGAAGCCGGAGGCCACCCGACTGCTCTTGAGCGCCGCGTAGAACATGGCCGGCGTGGTGAGGCCCAGCACGGTGAGTCCTGGTCGATCGACCGACTTGCGCTTGGCCGACTCGAGCTGTTTGG